GTGGTTCCATTAACTGAATCCTCAGCAACTGATCTACTTCCAGGAGAAGTTGAGACAATAGCTGAGATTAATCCTGTTTCAGAGGGCCCTACAATCGATTCACCTGTTGTGACAACAAGCAGAGGCTCCAGTGCAATCTTGGAAGTTGCACCAGACCCTATACCTCCAACACGTGTTAGGGTAGCACGTACACAGTACCATAATCCTGCTTTTCAAATTATAACAGAGTCCACACCTGCTCAAGGTGAGACATCTTTGGCAGATCACATACTGGTCACATCTGGCTCAGGAGGCCAAACTATTGGTAGTGATATAACAGACATTATTGAATTACAGGAAATACCCAGTAGATACTCCTTTGAGATAGAAGAGCCAACCCCCCCCCGGCGAAGCAGCACTCCACTTCAGAGGACACAAACCACTGGCCGACGTAGAGGAGTGTCTCTAACAAATAGAAGGCTAGTACAACAAGTGCAAGTTGATAATCCCTTATTTATAGATAAACCTTCTAAGTTAGTACGCTTTTCATTTGATAACCCTGTATTTGAGGAGGAGATAACAAATATTTTTGAACAAGACTTAGAAACATTTGAGGAGCCACCGGATAGGGATTTTCTTGATATTAAAACACTAGGTCGTCCTCAATACTCTACAACACCTGCTGGATATATTAGGGTCAGTAGGCTAGGCACGCGGGGTACCATTCGTACACGTTCTGGAGCTCAAATAGGATCACAGGTTCATTTCTATAGGGACCTAAGTTCTATTGATTCAGAAGACCCTATTGAGCTACAATTATTAGGCCAACATTCAGGTGATGCAACCATAGTGCAGGGCACTGTTGAAAGTACTTTTGTAGATATGGACATAGCGGAAGATCCGTTGTCTGAGAGTATTGAGGCTCATTCTGATGACTTATTACTTGATGAAGCTGTGGAGGATTTTAGCGGGTCACAATTAGTTATTGGGAACAGACGCAGCACAACATCATATACTGTGCCACGTTTTGAAACTACAAGGAGCAGTTCTTATTATGTGCAAGATACACAAGGTTATTATGTGGCTTATCCTGAACATAGAAATACTGCAGAAATCATTTATCCAACACCAGATATTCCTGTGGTGGTTATACATACACATGATAATAGTGGTGACTTTTATTTACATCCTAGCCTGCGGAGGCGCAAGCGTAAAAGAAAATATTTGTGATTTACTTGCAGATGGCTCTGTGGCAAGCGGCCCATGGTAAGGTCTATCTACCACCATCAACACCAGTGGCCAGGGTGCAAAGCACGGATGAATACATTCAAAGGACAAACATCTACTATCACGCCAATACTGACAGACTACTCACTGTAGGACATCCATATTTCAATGTTTATGATAACACTGGTAAAAAATTGGAGGTTCCTAAAGTGTCAGGAAATCAACACAGAGTATTTCGCCTCAAATTGCCAGATCCAAACAGATTTGCTTTAGCTGACATGTCTGTATATAATCCTGATAGGGAAAGGTTGGTGTGGGCCTGCAGAGGGTTGGAAATAAGTAGGGGTCAGCCTTTAGGCGTTGGAAGTACTGGACATCCCTATTTTAACAAAATTAAAGACACGGAGAACTCAAATAACTATGCCACAGGCAGTAAGGATGATAGACAAAACACATCATTTGATCCTAAACAAATCCAAATGTTTATAGTGGGCTGTACACCTTGTGTAGGAGAACACTGGGAGAAAGCCTTACCCTGCGGGGATGCACCAGCTGAAAATGGTGTTTGCCCTCCCATAGAGTTAAAGAACACTTTCATTGAAGATGGTGACATGGCAGATATTGGTTTTGGCAACATGAATTTTAAAACATTGCAACAAAACAGATCTGATGTCAGCCTTGACATAGTGAATGAAACTTGCAAATATCCAGATTTTTTGAAAATGCAAAACGATGTATATGGGGATGCTTGCTTTTTTTATGCTCGTAGAGAGCAGTGTTATGCCAGACATTTCTTTGTGAGAGGAGGTAAAACAGGTGATGACATTCCTGACGCACAAATTGATGATGGCAATATGAAAAATCAGTATTACATTCCTGGAGCTCAGGATCAATCTCAAAAGGAGATAGGTAATGCGATGTATTTCCCAACTGTAAGTGGCTCATTAGTTTCTAGTGATGCTCAGTTGTTTAATAGGCCCTTCTGGCTTCAAAGAGCACAGGGTCATAATAATGGCATCCTGTGGGCTAATCAGATGTTTGTCACAGTTGTAGACAATACACGAAACACCAATTTCAGTATATCTATTTATAGTGATAATCAAAATATACACGACATCTCCAATTATGATTCCCAAAAATTTAGAGAATATTTACGACATGTAGAGGAATATGAAATTTCTATTATTTTACAATTATGTAAAGTTCCTTTAAAGGCAGAAGTGTTAGCACAAATAAATGCAATGAACTCTTCTTTGCTGGAGGACTGGCAATTAGGCTTTGTGCCAACTCCTGACAATCCCATTCATGACACATACAGATATATTGAATCTCTGGCTACTAGGTGCCCTGATAAGAATCCTCCAAAAGAAAAGCCGGACCCTTATGATGGCTTAAGTTTTTGGACTGTAGATATGACTGAGAGACTTTCTTTAGACTTGGATCAGTATTCCTTAGGGCGCAAGTTCTTATTCCAGGCTGGCCTCCAACAAACGACCGTTAACGGTACAACAAAATCGTCAAGCTATAGAAGTTCTATGAGGGGGACCAAAAGAAAACGCAAAAACTAAATGTACCGATTTTGGTACAATTACCTCAACTTTTGCACAGTATTCAAGGAATGTTTGTTTACTCTGACTAAGTATAACTCTACCTAGGAAACAGACCGCGCCCGGTACATAAAGGTGAGTTGGTGCCAAATTAGTCTCACTTTGTTGCCAGAACATACCGTGTTCGTCCTAACATGCTCGGATTAGGTCGACCGCCAAAGGACCTTTTGTTTGCCAAATAGCTTACAGCAGCTCAGTTTTGGCACATTTGTGGACCGATAACGGTAAGTCTCATTCTTGTACCAGGTGCGGTACGATTTCCCAATCGCTTATGATACTACATTGTTGTTGCCAACTACCATCATCTCTTACAAGTTTTTGCCTGTATCGTTTTCGTATCATACTTATTCTGTATATAATTAAATAATAAATATGTATATATATATATATATATAATGTATAAGGCTTGGTTCTTTGCAATGTGATTGGGACAAATGGCACAGCAGGCCGATCAGCAGACAGTGACAGACAGAGAGCCTGAGCTGCCCACAACTATTAAAGGGTTAGCTGACCTTTTAGACATTCCTTTAGTTGACTGTTTGATACCTTGCAATTTTTGCGGAAAGTTCTTAGATTTTTTGGAAGTGTGTGATTTTGACAAAAAGCAGCTAACACTTATTTGGAAAGGACATTTTGTTACTGCTTGCTGTCGAAGTTGTTGCGCAGCCACTGCAACATTTGAATTTAATGAATTTTATCAACAAACAGTGCTAGGTAGAGATATAGAGCTTGCTACTGGAAAATCTATATTTGACTTAAAGATAAGGTGTCAGACGTGCTTGTCATTTTTAGATACAATTGAAAAGTTAGATAGCTGTGGTCGGGGCCTTCCGTTCCACAAAGTCAGAGACAAGTGGAAGGGAATTTGCAGACAGTGCAAGCATTTGTATCTGAATAATGATCGGTAAAGAGGTCACCGTGCAAGATTTTACCTTGGAGCTTAGTGAGCTGCAGCCTGAAGTGTTACCAGTTGACCTGCTTTGTGAAGAGGAATTACCAAACGAACAGGAAACGGAGGAGGAGTCAGATATCGACAGGACTGTATTCAAAATCATTGCACCGTGTGGCTGCAGCTCCTGTGAGGTCAACCTTCGTATTTTTGTCAACGCAACTGATACTGGCATTAGGACCCTACAGGACCTGCTGATCAGTGACCTGCAGCTGCTGTGCCCAGAGTGCCGTGGTAACTGCAAACATGGCGGATTCTAAAGGTAGTACCTCTAAAGAAGGGTTAAGTGATTGGTGTATTTTGGAAGCAGAATGTAGTGATTTAGAGAATGATTTTGAACAGTTATTTGAGCAAGATACAGACTCTGATGTATCGGACTTGCTAGATAATGGTGAACTTGAACAGGGGAATTCTCTGGAACTATTTCATCAACAAGAGTGTGAGCAAAGCGAGGAGCAATTACAAATTCTAAAACGAAAGTATCTTAGTCCAAAAGCTGTCGCGCAGCTTAGTCCGCGTCTCGAGTCGATATCGTTGTCACCTCAGCAGAAATCGAAACGAAGGCTTTTTGCAGAGCAGGACAGCGGACTCGAGCTATCTCTAAACAATGAAGCTGAAGATGTTTCTCCTGAGGTGGAGGTACCGGCTATAGACTCTCGGCCGGTAGATGAGGGAGGATCAGGGGCCATAGATATTGATTATCTGTCATTACTGCGTAGTAGCAATATTAAAGCCACGTTAATGGCAAAATTCAAAGAGTCTTTTGGGGTAGGCTTTAATGAATTGACTCGCCAATTTAAAAGTTACAAAACCTGTTGTAACGATTGGGTTTTAGCTGTGTATGCAGTTCATGATGATCTATTTGAAAGCTCAAAGCAGCTGTTGCAACAGTATTGTGACTATATCTGGGTCCGTGGGATAGGAGTTATGACACTTTACCTACTGTGTTTCAAAGCGGGAAAAAATCGCGGCACTGTGCATAAGTTAATGACATCAATGCTAAATGTGCAAGAACAGCAGATTTTGTCTGAGCCTCCTAAGTTAAGAAATACAGCTGCTGCATTGTTCTGGTACAAAGGTGGCATGGGGTCAGGCACATTTACACATGGCACATATCCTGATTGGATTGCACATCAAACAATTTTGGGCCATCAAAATGCTGAAGCAAGCACATTTGATTTTTCAGCCATGGTCCAATGGGCCTTCGATAATAATTACTTAGAAGAACCAGATATTGCTTATCAATATGCTAAGCTTGCACCAGAAGATAGCAATGCAGTAGCATGGCTAGCACATAATCAACAAGCTAAATTTGTAAGAGAGTGTGCAGCAATGGTACGGTTTTATAAAAAAGGACAAATGAAAGAAATGAGTATGTCAGAGTGGATACACACAAAAATTAGTGAAGTAGAAGGGGAAGGGCATTGGTCAGATATAGTAAAATTTTTAAGATATCAAAATATAAACTTTATTACATTTTTGGCAGCATTCAAAAACTTTTTGCATGCTGTACCAAAGCACAATTGTATTCTTATATATGGGCCCCCTAACTCTGGAAAGTCATCATTTGCAATGTCACTGATAAAAGTTTTGAAAGGTAGAGTGTTGTCGTTTGTGAATTCCAAAAGTCAATTTTGGTTACAACCTCTTGGAGAAAGTAAAATTGCATTATTGGATGACGTTACAGACCCTTGCTGGATATATATAGACACATACTTGAGAAATGGCTTAGACGGCCATTTTGTTTCTTTAGATTGTAAATATAAAGCGCCCGTGCAAATTAAGTTTCCTCCATTGTTACTCACATCTAATATTAATGTGCATGGAGAAACAAATTATAGATATTTACATAGTAGAATAAAGGGATTTGAATTTCCACATCCCTTTCCTATGAAAGCAGACAATACACCTCAGTTTCAATTAACTGACCAAAGCTGGAAATCTTTTTTTGAAAGGCTTTGGACACAATTAGACCTGAGTGACCAAGAAGAGGAGGGCCAACATGGAGAGTCTCAGCGAGCGTTTCAATGCTCTGCAAGATCAGCTAATGAGCATATATGAAGCTGCAGAACATACACTTGAGGCACAAATTGCCCATTGGACACTTTTGCGAAGAGAAGCTGTTTTGCTTTATTTCGCTAGGAAAAAGGGTATTACAAGGCTTGGATACCAACCGGTGCCTACATTGGCAGTTTCTGAAGCAAAAGCAAAAGAGGCTATAGGGATAATGCTGCAATTGCAATCTCTACAGAAGTCTGAGTATGCTTCGGAGAGCTGGACATTAGTGGACACAAGTGCAGAAACGTATAACAATGTTCCAGAACAGCACTTTAAAAAGGGTCCTGTGCTTGTGGAGGTCATTTATGATAAGGAGCCAGAAAATGCAAATGTGTATACAATGTGGAAGTATGTGTATTATATGGACCCAGAGGATGTATGGCATAAAACCACAAGTGGTGTAAATCAGACGGGCATTTACTATTTACATGGAGACTTTAAACACTATTATGTGCTGTTTGCTGATGGTGCACGAATGTATAGTAAAACTGGACAATGGGAAGTTAAGGTTAATAAGGAAACTGTGTTTGCTCCTGTCACCAGCTCCACACCACCCGGGTCACCAGGACAAACAGACCCAGACGCCACCACCAAGACCCCCGCCACCTCCTCTGACTCCACGACCAGATCCAGTGACAAACAGTCACAACAAGCCGACCCCAGGAGGAAAGGATACGGACGACGACCATCTAGCAGAACAAGGCGACAGGAAACGCAGCAAAGGCGATCAAGGTCGCGATACCGCTCCCGGTCTACCTCCCGGTCGCACTCCCAGTCCCAAACCAGGGTACTTTGCGCCACCTCCGTATCCAGGTCCTCCAGGTCCCCGTCAGTCACACAGATCAGGAACCGGAGGTCGCGATCGCAATCCAGAGGAAGGGGGGGTCGAGGGTCATCCACCGACACCACCACCAGGCGTCGGAGATCCAGATCATCCTCCTCCAACACCAGCAAACGGTCACAACGGGGAGAAAGAGGACGGGGAGAAAGGGGCTGTGGGGGGAAGCGACGAGACCGATCATCCTCCACCTCCCCCACCCCAAAACGATCCCGAGCAGGGTCTAGGTCTAGTAGGCAACGTGGCGTGTCTCCTGAGCAAGTGGGAAGATCTCTTCAATCTGTTAGTTCAAAACATAGAGGACGACTTGGGAGATTATTGGAAGAAGCTCTCGACCCCCCAGTGATCATTTGCAAAGGAGGGGCAAACACGCTAAAATGCTTTCGCAACAGAGCTAGACACAAATATAAAGGGCTGTTTAAGGCTTTTAGCACAACATGGTCATGGGTGGCTGGAGATAGCACTGAGCGTCTAGGCAGGCCCAGAATGCTCATTAGCTTTACTTCATCTAATCAGAGAAAGGATTTTGATAAGACTGTGAAATATCCGAAGGGAGTTGAAACAGCATATGGCAACTTAGACAGCCTATAACATAACTAACTTTGCTTTGCTACTAACCACACTAACAATTTTTTAACATTTATTTTTACATTTTTATTATTGCTATGGCGCGTGCTAAGCGGGTCAAGCGTGACTCTGTTACTCATATATATCAAACCTGCAAACAAGCAGGCACTTGCCCCCCTGATGTACTCAATAAAGTGGAGCAAACAACAGTTGCTGACAATATTTTGAAATATGGTAGTGGTGGTGTCTTTTTTGGAGGCCTCGGTATTGGTACCGGTCGTGGTACTGGAGGTGTCACTGGATACAGACCTCTACCTGAAGGGCCCGGTATCCGTGTTGGAGGGACTCCCACGGTTGTAAGGCCTTCACTTGTTCCTGAATCTGTGGGTCCAGCAGATATATTACCAATAGACACTATCGATCCTGTGGAGCCCACTGCTTCCTCGGTGGTTCCATTAACTGAATCCTCAGCAACTGATCTACTTCCAGGAGAAGTTGAGACAATAGCTGAGATTAATCCTGTTTCAGAGGGCCCTACAATCGATTCACCTGTTGTGACAACAAGCAGAGGCTCCAGTGCAATCTTG